GATAGCAACGGCATTAATTTAGCTAATGCTACAGTACACTGGAACGATTTAACCAATGATAATTGGCTAGAACAGTTTACAACAATTTTTAGTGCAACTTTACTAACTAGCCAAACATTTGGTAAACCGGGCAATAGCCAAAAAATCGCTGGCATACAAACAGATGAGTATGGTGTAGCAATTACGGCTGTGAATTTACCAGTAGCTCCTTTTACAGTTAATGTACAAGGTAGTCCAATGGCATTTGAAGCGGTTAGTGCAACCAGTGTCGGAGAAAGTTACATCTACGAAGATGATCCAACCAAAGCTGGGCAGTTTAATGTTCTGTATCGCAATGATAATAACGGAAACGGAAGTAACAATACTGGATTCTTTTTATTTTTCAAACAAGGCAACTTAAATGCCACCCAGTTTAGTATCGGTAATGCTATCCCAAATAACTATGTTAGAGTTGCTACAAATAATATTACAACTACAGACCAATGGTTGTACGCACTAGACGTAGGCAGCAACCCGTCTACCAAATGGTCAGCAGTTCCTGCATTACCTGGTGTTAATGTTGTGTTTAACAATTTAACAGAAAAAAATCTGTACCAAATTAACACACTAAACAATGACCAAGTTAACCTGGTATTTGGTGATGGCGCCTTTGCTAATATCCCACAAGGCAAATTCAAATTCTATTTCCGCACTAGCAATGGATTAACACATAGCATCGGCCCAGATGATTTATCCTCTGTTAGTGTTAGTTTTAATTACCTAAGTAAAAATAATACTGTCGAAACAATGACAGTAAGTGCTAGCCTAAAGTATACTGTAACCAATGGTGTTGCAACGCAAAGTTTAAGCGATATTAAATCTTTAGCACCGCAACAGTATTATACACAGAATCGTATGATTACCGGCGAAGATTATAATAACTTTCCACAAACATCATTTACAAGCATTCAAAAGATTAAAGCAGTTAACCGTACAAGCTCTGGTGTTAGTTTATATCTAGACGCAATTGATCCTACTGGTAGCTATAGCAGTACAAATATTTTTTCAGATGACGGTATTATTTCTGCAAATACTAAAGTTAATTCTACTACATTTAGTTTCTTAACTCCCAACGACATTTATTCTGTAGTTTATAACCAGATCATTCCAATTATAGATAGCACAGAAATGCGTAATTACTACTATGGTAATACCGCACAATATCCAAGATTAAACACATCAACAACATTTGGCGGAAATTTGATATTCATATCAAATTCAAGTACCACAATGTCTAGTACCGGTTTCCTTGCAAATACACACACAGCTAATACTATTGTGCAAGTTGGTACAGGTGTTACTGGAAACTTACAATACGTTAGCACCGGAGCAAGTTTGCAATTTATTGTAAACGGTTCTCCATTTTATGCAGCAGTTACTAGTGTAACAGCTGCTACCGATATTAATGCTCCTAGCCAAATTACATTTGGCACAGTAGTTCCTAACGCCGCGGTATTAAGTGACAGTACATTAACCGGCCACAATAGTATTATTCCTCCATATAAAAATAATTTAAGTTCTACTCTGATATCTACAATGATTAGTCAGATTCAGGCTACTGTAAACTTTGGGTTACGTTTCGATCAAGCAAGTCAATCGTGGGTAAACATAGCACCTGCCGATATTGGTACTAGCACCAATTGGCTATTGAGATTCAGTTACACAAAAGGTCTATATACAGTTGAATATAAAGTAATTGAATATACATTTGGATCTGCAGCTGAAACTAAATTTTATTTTAATCCCGAAGATAGAGTGTATGATTCTACAACCGGACTAACAGTAACTGATTCTATTAAAATCTTAAAAATTAATACTATTGCTAATACAGCGGTTCCGTTGGGATCTGACATATCTTGGCAAATCTATGATACAATAACACAAGCAGATGGTTATGTGGATGACTCGCAAGTTGTTATTAAGTTTCCAAGTACACAAATGTTAAATGTGCCAGATAATCCAGACCTATATACTACAGTAGCCAATACTGCATCTAGTAGATCTAGTTTGTATTTTCAATATAAACATAATAGCCCAGCACGTGGACGCATTGATCCAACCCCGATTAATATTATTGACTTATACATTTTAACAGCGGCATACACTACAAATTATGTTAGCTGGTTACGTGATTTAACAGGAACGGTAGTAGAACCTATTCCTCCTACATCGTCTAGTTTAGAAGTTGCGTACTCAACACTGGATAATTATAAAGCTATTAGCGATACAATAGTATATAACCCTGCTAAGTTTAAGCCGTTGTTTGGTGCAAAAGCTACACCATCTCTTAGAGCACGTTTTCAAATTGTTAAAAACAATTCTGTTGGGTTAACTGATAACGAAATAAAAATTCAAGTAGTATCGGCCATTAATACTTACTTTGATCCAGTTAACTGGAATTTTGGAGAAACATTTTATTTCAGCGAGCTAGCTGCGTACTTACACTCAACACTAGCACCAAACATATCTAGTATTGTTATTGTACCTGCAGACAATAGTTTAGTATTTGGAAACTATTTCCAAATTAATGCAGATCCTTGGGAGATTATTACCTCGGCTGCCACAGTCAATGACATCGATATTGTAAGTGCTGTAACTGCTGCGCAACTAAATCTTGGTAATACTTTAGTGGGAACATTTTAATGGCATTAATTAATACAATTAATTTTTTACCGCAGATATTTCAAACTGCAACTAATCAACGCTTCCTTGGTGCAACCATGGATCAAATGGTTAGCTCTCAAAATAATGTACCCATTGCAGGGTATATTGGTAGAACAGTTGCCCCTACAAGTCGCACAGGGGATAATTATGTTCCTGAATCAACTGCCGATCGCCAACGCTATCAACTAGAAGCCAGTGTGGTAATAAGCGATGCAGAAAAGAACATTAAGTTTAACTCAGGATATCTCGATTTATTAAACAGTATTAAACATAATGGTGGATTAATAGATAATCATCAACGGTTATTTTCGTCGGTTGGGTACAACTATGATGGACATTTTGATTACGACAAATTTATTAATTATTTTAATTATTATTGGTTACCTGATGGCCCTACTACAATACCGGTATACGCTAACCAAACCCCGTATCAAGCAGATTATACTGTAACTAAAAATACTAATCAAGGTGGTTATAATTTTAGCGGTGTTGGTACGCACCCAAATTTACAATTAACATTAGCACGTGGGGGTACGTATTCATTTACGGTCAACCAACCTGGTAGTAAATTTTGGATTCAAAGCGAGCCGGGCCTGTCTGGGAAAGATGCTAGCATTTCATCGGTTAGTACTCGAGAAGTGTTTGGGGTTACAAACAACGGTACAGACTCTGGGGTAATAACATTTAATGTTCCTTTGTCTACAGCGCAAGACTTTTATACAAACATGCCCATTGTTGCTACTGTTGATACAGCAATTAATTTCCATTATTCACAATTACAAAATAGATTACTTAGCAATTTCTTAACAGAGTTTCCGTTGGGATTTGATGGTCTTATTAAGAATATTATACAAAACAAAACATTTATCTTTATCGGAAACGACCAAGACGACACGTACTGGACAACCCCCGACCTTGATCCTGCAATTATATCAAATACTGGATTTGCACCAGGAGATATTGTTAGCACTGGCGTTCGCACAAATGTATGGAAACTTACCTTAGTGTCTAATGGGCACGGCGACTACATTATACAACTTAGCCCAGATTTAGCAGTGAGTGCCAAAGAAAAAGTTTTTATTAGTTCGGGTCAGACTTATGCAGCAAATCAATTTTGGTTAAATAATAACTTACGTTATGTTTTGGTCCCGCCAATTACAGCCACGCAAGATTATCTGTATTATCAAGACGGCACAGATTCTGAATTTATTGGAGTAATCAAGCTAGTAGATAATACAGGATCAACAATAAATGTTGACAGCGATATCCTTGGAAAAACAGGATATACAAGTCCCAACGGTATAATTTTTACCAATGGGTTAAAGATTAAATTTGATTCGTATGTTACGCCAAGCACATACGCAGGCAATGAATATTATGTTGAAGGTGTCGGAACATCCATAACATTGGTCGATGTTGCCCAGTTACTGGTACCCGAAGCAATTGGCCAAACTATAGCAACAGCCCCAGATTATATTACTATTAATCGCGGTAGCCAGGATAGAAATCCGTGGAGTCGTTATAATCGTTGGTTCCACAGAGATGTAATTTCTGCCGTAGCAACATACAATAATACTACAATTGATTATGGATCTAATATTTCTGCACGTAGACCAATTATTGAATTTGACCCTAACCTGCAATTAATTAATTATGGACAACAAGCTAGTCACAATGTTGATTACATAACATTTACATCAACTGATGCTTTTCTAGAGATTGAAGGAAAAACATCAGCATCTATAGACGGATATGTTCTTAAACAAAATGATAGAATCATTTTTGCCAACGACTATGATACTAATATAATCAATGAAGTATGGCGAATTGAAATACAATATATTAATAGTACTAATTATATTACCTTAGTTAAAACTGTCGAAGATCCAATATTACCTGGGCAAAATATTCTAATTACTGCTGGCCAAAATGCTGGCAAGACATATAAATTTACCGGAACAGCATGGACACAATGCCAAGTAAAGACCGGAGTAAATCAACCACCAAAATTTGATCTAATAGATAAAGATGGATATAGTTTTGCTGATACTACAGTATACCCTAATAGCACATTTACAGGTACATACTTTTTTGGATATTCAGCAGGCACAGGATCCAATGACGCAATATTAGATATTCCGTTAACATACAAAACTTTTAATAACATCGGCGATATTGTTTTTAGTAATTTTTATGACACAGATACATTCACCTACGTTGAAAATCGTGCGGTTATAACAAAAGAATGTAACAGTGGTTATCTAATAAAAAATAGCGGATTGGATACTAAAACTAAATTAAATAACTGGGTACGTAACAAAGAAAAAACATCTCAGTTTCAGGTATTCACAAAGAATTTTGATGGATATGTTGTAACCATTGACGGAGTAGAAAAGGCTTTTGTACAGCTTGATATACTTCCTGTTGCTCAAGTTACAATTCCACATCTAAAAGTCTACCTAAACAATGCATTGTTACTGCCAACAACAGATTATCAGTTAGTTAAATATGGCATTTATAATATTATAACTCTTACCACCTTACCTGCAATCAATGATAAAATTGATGTGTTAGTATTTTCTGATAAACCGAGTGCTGTGGCATATTATCAGATTCCTGATAATTTAGATCGTAATGCACTAAATGAAAATTTTGGTACTATTACGCTTGGGCAGTTAAGAACACACTATAATAAGTTAATAGAGAATACATCTATTAGTGCTATAAATGAAATCCCTGTACAAGATAATTACTTAAAAGCACAAGGCGGCACATTAGTACAACATTGCTGCCCAATGGTGTATGCAATGACATTCCTAACAGATCCAACAGTTAATTTTAATAATGGATTGTTGTTAGCACGAAAAGAATACACTAAATTCAAAAATAAATTTTTATCGTTGTGTTCTTCATTGACAACTATTGACTATAATAACCCAGTTACTGGGGTTGATATAATCCTACAAAACATTAACAGTCTTAAAAACAATAGTTTTCCGTGGTACTATAGTGATATGGTACCACAGGGCGGAAGTTATATTCCTGTTAATTATACAGTATTAAATTCTAGACAGACCCGTTACGAGATTAGTAGAATTTTTGACAACACACAATTAGGTAATCGTGCAGTATTAGTATATGTAGATGGCGTACAAAAAATTGCCGGAATTGATTATACTTTCAGCACCGAAACACCTACAATTGTTTTTGCCTCTGGCCAGCCAATTGGCTCTAAAATAACAATTAGAGATTATTCAGATACTGACGGTAATTATATCCCAGAGACTCCTAGTAAATTAGGTTTATATCCAAAATTTGAACCCCGTATCTATCAAGACAATACATATCAAACTCCGATTAATGTAATAGAAGGACATGATGGTAGCCTGACACCGGCATTTAACGACTTCCGCGACGAGTATCTACTTGAGCTTGAAAAACGTATATATAATAACATTAAAGCAAGTTATAGTACAAATCCTATTACTATTAACAATGTGATTCCTGGGCGATTCAGAACAACAGAATACACGTTAACAGAATACACAGAAGTATTAAGTCAGCATTTTCTTAACTGGGCCGGAGTAAACAATGTAGACTATTCGTCAAACGCAGGGTTTAACATTAATAATGCGTGGACATGGAATTATTGTGACTTCACAGATGCAATCGACGGCAGTTTATTGCAGGGCTCTTGGAGAGCAATCTATCAATATTGGTATGACACAGATACTCCAAATTTAACACCTTGGAAAATGTTAGGGTTTGGTAGCAAACCGTTGTGGTGGACAGATCGTTACGGCAATGGCCCGTACACAAGTGGAAATTTATTATTGTGGGAAGATCTAGAAGCTGGGTATATATGGAATAACGGTAATCCATACTATGATGCTACCTATACTCGCGCTGGATTAACTAAAGTAATTCCCGTAGATACAGCCGGTAACTTATTAGACCCTACACAAATATCAGTAGTACGACAATATAATACAGCGTATGCAAATGCAGGATTTGGTGTCGGCGAGTACGGACCTGCAGAAACAGCATGGCGCCGCAGTAGTGACTATCCGTTTGCTGTTCAAGCAACATTAGCTTTACTAAAGCCCGCTGAATACTTTGGCACACAACTAGATACCTCTAGATTTTATACAAATCCAATCACAGGACAAATATCAAATTTAGCAAATCAAAAGATTACACCAAGTATTTTAACAGTTAACGGTAATACAACATCTGGCGGTATTGACCGTACTAGCGGATATATCAATTGGATAGCCGACGGTATTAAAAATACAGGAATAGATCCAGTAACAAAGATTTTAGAATACTTTACAAATTTTTCTGTTAGATTAAATTATAAGGTTGGCGGATTCATTGACGATAGATTCTTAACAGTATCTGCTGAGCAAACAAGCCCCGGATCTACTAATAGTAGTGTAATTATTCCTGATACTAATTATAAAATTTATCTAAATAAATCTAACCCAATTGGCACAGCAGTTTATAGCGCAGTGATAATTGAAAAAACCACCTCTGGATATGCAGTATCCGGATATGACCCAACCTTACCATTTTTTACAATACTACCAAGTATCTCAAATAATAATTACGACACTATTGTAGTCAATGAGTTGTCTACTAAAATGTACAAGGATTCTGTCAACGACACTACGCTAATATCGTATGGAACAGAGTTTGCTACAATTCAGCAAGTGGCCGATTTTTTAACTAGCTATCAGCGTTACTTAACTAGCGTAGGATTTTTATTTACGCAGTTTGATCCAGATTTAGAAATTCAGCGAGACTGGGCGTTAAGTATTAAAGAAATTATGTATTGGGCCCAACAAGGCTGGGCAGCCGGTACTGTTATAATATTAAACCCAGTGGCTACAAATCTTAAGTTGAATACAACTGGATCAGTAGTCGACGCTTTTACAAATACTGCAACTGGTAGTAAACTATTAGATCAAAATTTTCTACCAATTAAACATAATAATCTTAACATACTAAGAACAGACGACCCAATTCGTGGAAATCAAACACTAATTAGTACCATTGACGGTGCTATTATATGTTATGCAAAATTAAATTTAATTCAACATGAGCATGTAATAGTATTTGATAATGTCAGCGACTTTGGAGATATTGTTTATATTCCGAGTCAAGGCACACGGCAGTATAGACTAAAACTTACAGGGTCCAAGACAGGTGCCTGGACAGGCGCATTAAGTGCCCCTGGATATTTTTATAGCGATCCAGTTATTAGTGCATGGACAGGCGGCACGGACTATTCTCTCGGAGATATTGTATTTTATAATAATTCTTACTATGCAGCTACACAAAAAATACCTGCAGCAGAAACATTTAACTCGGGCAGATGGACACAAGTTAATAAAGCGGATGTTAAGAGTGGGTTATTGCCAAATTTTGCACAATCTGCACAACAACTCGACCATATCTACGACATCGACTCTCCGGTCGCAGACGAAATATTACAAGAATATAGTGCCGGCTTAATTGGGTTTAGACAACGCCAGTACTTAACAGATCTTGGTGTTACTACATCTACACAAACAAAATTTTATCAAGGTCTTATTAAAGAAAAAGGCACAATTAATTCAATTGCTGCACTCACTAAAGCTTCTTTTGATAACGTTAACAGTAGTATTGAAACATACGAAGAATGGGCGTTCCGCGTTGGGCAATATGGTGGTATAAACAATAATGCCTATAGAGAATTTGTACTAGATCAAAGTGTGTTTACAACAAATCCTGTAGCATTCACATTAACTGATACTTACAACTCTGGTAACATTATTGTGAATTTAAGAATAGATTCTAATTTGACTCTATCCAACATTTACAATGCCGGTGATTTAACTAATGTAACTACAGCAATGTATAATAACAGAGCAACTGATCAAATCTATGCAACAGATTTGCCTACAGTAGGATATGTGAATTTGCAAGATGCTGAATATACTATATTTGATCTTAACACCTACACTGGGTCACTGGCAAATATGGGAGCCGGCGATAAAATTTGGGTAGCAAAGGATTCAAATAATCAATGGGATATTCTAAGAGTTGACGCAACTAATTTAACAGCAACAACATTAACATATATCCTTGACAACTATGCACAATTAACATTTGATTTGGCACATTCATTTAATGCCGGTGATGCATTTGTATTAAAATACTTTAATCCTATATTTGATGGTATATATGAAGTTGTTAGTGTGCTTAACTCGACTACTGTGGTTATTGTTATTAAAGAAATACTATCAAACGATTATATCGCAATTACAGCATTACAAACATTAATTAGAGCATTAATTATTACCGGATCCGGCACAGTTTATACACTAGATTCTGCAAGAGTTAATACAGTTAGCGATCTAGTAACACTTCCTATTCCGACCAATGGATGGATTAACAATGATCATGTATGGGTAGATAATGCAGCTACAGGTTGGGGAGTTTATACATTTAACCAGCCCTGGCACGCCAATGCAGTTACTAAACTTACACACACTACAACAGCAAATGCACAATTTGGGAAGTCTGTGCGTATCAGTAGTAGTGGACAATATGTATATGTTGGTGCACCCGGTGAGAAATTAGTATATGCTAATATAGTAAGCACTGGTACGTCAACTACAGTATCAAATATTGAAACAGGATTCGGAACTACAATAGAATCTCAAGGTAATTTATTAGTAGTTGGATCAACATCAAACGTGCATGTTTACAGACATAACAATGGCACAATTACAGCAACACAAGTGATCGTTTCAGCAAATGTATCGGGTAACATTAGCAGTATCTCAATGAGTTCTGATCAAACGTGGTTATACATTGGCGGAAACAATGTTGTTGAAGCATATACCACAACCAATCCAAATTGGGCAAATGTGCATTATACATGGGCTGGCAAAATCTCTAGTGTTGGTTCATTCGGAACAGCAATCAAAACTAATAGTACAGGCAATGTATTAGTAGCCGGAGCACCAACGGCTAATGTTACAGTTGCACACAACGGTAATGTTTCTGTATACTCTCGCTCTGCTAATACATTTACAAAAACCCAAACTTTATCGAGCATATTCCAAAACGATTCAGCAGGATTCGGCACAAGCCTAGATCTAGACAGTACCTTTGGTAATTTATATGTTGGTATACCGGCGTCGTTGGTATCGGGATATGCAAACGGTTTAGTTGAACGCTTTGTTTTATCTGGTGCAACTTATCAGCACCACTCAAACATTGCTCATCCACACGGAGACGTTGGCGCATTTGGTACTAGCATCAGCGTAAGTAGCGACTCAGCAGTACTAGCTGTTGGCAGCACAGGATCGAGCTCAGAAGAAAATACAATTTTTGATCAAGACGTAACAGTCATTGACTCGCATACTACAAATTTTGTAGATCATATTATTAACAGCGGTGCTACATACTTGTTTGAACCATTAGTTGATCAAACAATTGTCGGCGATGTTGGCCACTTTGTTTATGTACAAGAACTTGAAGCACAATTACACAGCGGTGACCAATTTGGCTCTGCAATTGATGCAAGTCGTGGTCTAATTGCTGTTGGCGCATTTGGGGCATCAACAAATACAGGATCGGCATACATATTCAATAATACCAATGGTACAACAGGATGGAACATATCACGTTACGAACAACCGAAGGTTGATATTGATAGCATTAGCAGAACATTTTTATACAATAAAACAGATAATAGTATTTTAGCTGCATTAGACTACGTTGACCCAATTAAAGGCAAGGTATTAAATTCAGTGGCTAGAGATATCGACTACCAATTAACAATGGATCCAGCATTGTATAATCAAGGTACAGGCTCACTCCATCATGACCAGTACTGGGGACCAAAAGAAGTTGGAAAAATTTGGTGGGATCTTAATTCGGTGCGATATATAGACTACGAGCAAGACTCAACAACATATAGATTAAACCAATGGGGTGTTCGTTTCCCGGGCAGTGAAATTTTAGTATACGAATGGGTTTCTAGTCCGGTATTACCGAGTTTATATGTAGCCAACGGTGGTGCCGGCGTACCTGTACATGCAGATAATAGTGCATACAGCACGTACGGTTATGTAGAACCAAATGGCACAGTCAAATTGAAATATTATTTCTGGGTTAAAAATCTAGATACAGTTAACACTCATATTGGAAAACATAATAGTATTATTAGTATTGCTAGTGCAATTGAAAATCCGCAGAGCCAGGGTATTCCGTATGCTACAGTTTTACGCAACGACACAATCGCCCTACATAATGTTAATCATTTATTAACAGGACAAAATAGTATTTTACATCTTGGATATCAAGCAGGTAAGTCATCTATTATTCATAGCGAATATACATTAGTGCAAGAAGGTAATCCGCGTAGTCCTATCCCAACAACTATATTGAATAAATTTGTAGATAGTTTGTCGGGCATCGATCGTGCTGGAAATTCAGTACCAGACCCGGCATTATTACCAAGTCAGCGTTACGGTACTAGCATTCGCCCAAGACAAACAATGATTATGGATCAACCATTAGCATTGTTAAATTATCTTACATTAGTTAACGGATATCTAATAGACTATCCTGTAGTTG